ACCCTATTCTTGTTGATGGCGACAACGGCATCATTGCAGGTCATGGCAGACTTTCTGCTGCTCGTAAGCTAGGACATGAGGAAGTTCCAGTTATAGAGCTAAAAGACCTAACCGAAACCCAACGCAAGGCTTATATCATTGCCGACAACCGCCTAGCCTTAAATGCAGGGTGGGACAATGAAATGCTGACCATCGAGTTAAATGACTTGCTGGCAGACGGGTTTGCTTTGGATATATTAGGGTTTGACCCTAAAGAGATTGACGCATTGCTTGAGCCAGAGGTAGTGGAAGGGCTAACAGACGAGGATGCAGTTCCCGAAGTTCCCACAGTTCCCACTGCAAAACTCGGTGACCTGTACGCGCTTGGCGACCATAGGCTACTTTGTGGGGATTCGACGAACGGAGATGATGTTAAGCGCCTTCTAGACGGCCAAAGCCCTAACACAATGATTACCGACCCACCTTATGGTGTTAAATACGAAGCCGACTGGCGGGCGAACGCTAAAGGGGTTAAGAAAACTCAAAGGGAAGAGTCTAGCAACCTTCAGAACGACGACAGGGCCGACTGGTACGAAGCTTATGCGCTTTTCCCAGGGTCGGTTGCATACGTATGGCATGCGAGCGCTTTTACTGATGTTGTGATGGATGGCTTACGCAGATCGGGTTTCGACGTTAAACAGCAAATCATATGGAACAAGAACGTCCACGCACTTAGCCGTAGCGATTATCACTGGAAGCACGAACCTTGCTGGTATGCCGTTAAGCCCACGGGCGACAGGAACTGGAAAGGGGGCAGAACTCAAATGACCGTTTGGGATATCACGTCCATTATATTTGAAAAAGACAAAACCGCTCACCCAACCCAAAAGCCAGTCGAAATATACACGAGGGCATTAGAGCATCATACCAGCCCAGGAGAGTACGTTTACGATCCATTTGGCGGCTCAGGGACCCTAACTATTGCGTGTGAAAAACTAGGCAGGCGAGCACTAACTATGGAATTGGATCCTCGATACGTCGATTTAATAATAAAACGCTGGGAAGACTTTACAGGCAAAAAAGCAGAGCTTATTAAGTGATCGTCTTTTGTGATAGGAAATTGTGAGTTATATGCCAAATTACAACCATAAGCCGGAACTGGAAGAGGTTACGTTAGCCCACGAGGATGAGGCGTGGCATCTACGCACGCGTGGATGGACTCAGGCGCGCATAGCCGAGAAGCTTCAAGTCACGCAGCAAGCCGTGTCAGTGATGCTTAAACGCGCATCAGCGAAGTTTCACGAGCGGTTTATGCAAGACATGAAGGTTGTTAAGGATGAGCAGGTAGCGCAGCTCTCATTGGTTGCTGACGAAGCCTTGCAAGGTTGGTTCAAAAGCAAAGAGACAAAGAAAAGAAATGTAACTAAATTAAAGCCAGGCAGAGGGAAAAATAAAGACCCTTACATCGACTCGAAATCAGTTTCAGAGTTTGAAGCTTGCGGCGATACCAAATACCTAACAGAATTCAGAAAAGCTTTAGAAGATATTCGTAAAATCTTAGGCGCTGATGCTCCACTGCAAATCACTCAAGTTCCAAACGAAGTAGACCTAAGCCGATTTAGCGATGAACAGCTACAAGCCTATATTCAACTGGTAGAAATTTTAAATGCTCCAAAGCCTACCAGTCCCGCTAAATAAGGCTAAGTACGATTTATATAAGCGCAACTTTAAATACTTCGTTAAAGACGCATGGGACACTATTGAGCCGCCTGGAACATTTAAAAATAACTGGCATGTTGATGCTATTTGCGAACACTTGCAGGCGATAACGCGTCGAGAAATACGAAGGTTATTGATTAACATCCCGCCACGCTGCATGAAATCAACGCTCGTTTCTGTTATGTGGCCTGCGTGGGTATGGGCTTATCATCCCGAAGAAAGGTTTCTTTGTGCGAGTTATGCGCAAGGATTATCAACCCGCGATTCCTTAAAGTGTAGAAACCTTATTCAGTCGCCGTGGTATCAAAGCGTATGGGGTCACGTCTATAGGCTCAAGGGCGATCAGAATACTAAGATTAGATTCGACAATGACAAATCAGGGTTTCGATTAGCGACCTCAGTCGGTGGACTTGGTACGGGTGAGGGTGGTTCGATCATAACCATAGATGACCCGCAAAGCGCCCGTGATGCTTTCTCAGAGGCGAAAGTTATTGAAACCATGGACTGGTTCGACAACACGATGTCGACGCGTGGCAACGATCCTAAGACGGTTTGCACGGTCATCGTGATGCAGAGACTAAGCGAGAAAGATTTATCGCAACACGTTTTAGATCAAGGTGGGTATGAACATCTCATGCTGCCCATGGAATTTGAGACTGATAGAAAATGTATCACCTCACTAGGCTGGGAAGATCCCCGAAAAGAGGAAGGCGAATTATTATGGCCTGAGCGCTTTGATGATGCTGCAGTCGATAGACTAAAGAAAACGTTATCGAGCTACGCGTATGCAGGCCAAGAACAACAAAGACCCGCCCCCAAAGGTGGTGGCATGTTTCAGCGTTCATGGTTTGAAGTGGTCAAAGCTGTTCCTGCTAACACAAGAAAGGTTCGATATTGGGATAGGGCGGCAACAGTAGCCAAGAATGGAAAAGACCCCGATTGGACTGTCGGCCTAAAAATGAGCAAAGACCGAGACGGTATTCACTATATTGAAGATATCAGACGCTTTCGAGAATCATCGCTTAAGGTCAGAGACACTATTAAGAACACAGCTACGCAAGACGGGTACACAACCAAGGTTAGACTAGAACAAGAACCCGGCGGGTCGGGTAAGTCTGAGGTCGAAAGCCTAATTCGATTCCTATCGGGCTTTAACGCAAAGCCGGATTTAGTTCAGCGTGATAAGATAACGCGAGCGGGGCCATTGAGTGCGCATTGTGAAGCAGGTAATGTTAAACTCGTAGCAGGTTCGTGGAATGAAGACTTTCTAAAGGAACTAGAAGTTTTTCCATTCGGTGGTCACGATGACCAAGTCGACGCAGCTAGTGGGGCATACAACTCACTAAACGAGCCGGGCCTCAGTTATGAGGACTTAGTCACGTTATAACCAAGGACGGTTAGAAGATGGCAACCAGAAAGCCAAAGACAAAATCAAAGTCTAGCAATGTCATTAAAACCGATGGTTGGGCTAACGTATTAGCTTCAATCGGTGGTTTCGGTAAAGATAGAACGCGGGGCACAAGCTACGCATCCAACGACTTGATGACTCAAAACGAGTTAACACAGTTCTATCTAAGCAATGGCATCGCTAAGCGCATCGTTGATTTAATCCCTGATGAAATGACACGACAATGGATCACAGTCGAAGCTGATACAGATAATCTAGTATTAGCAAAGCTCGATGAGCTAAACGCTAAAACCCATTTAACTAACATGCTTAGATGGTCACGGTTATACGGCGGCTGTATCATCGTGCTCGGTATCGATGATGGCGGCGAGCTAACAGACCCTGTCAACGAAGACCAAATCAAAGACGTTAAATTCATGCACGTTTTTGACCGATATAATATTTGGTGGACTACAACCGACTTATATAACGACATTCAAAACCCTAAATACGGCACACCTGAGATTTATCACGTAACTCCGTATCACGGCGGTATTCAGTTCCCCGTTCATGAAAGCAGGGTACTACGATTACAAGGCGAAATATTGCCAACCCGAACAATGATTATGAATCAGGGCTGGGGCTCAAGCATCATTCAGTCATGCTATGAGGAGCTTAGAAACCTTGGCAGCGCATATGCTGCAACCTCAAATATCATGCTCGATTTCATTCAGACGATTCTAAAAGTCGCGAATCTTGCTGACATGATGGCTGCAGGCCAAGACGAATTAATCAAAAAACGTCTTGAGCTAATCGATTTATCACGCAGCGTTGCTAACACCATCATGATCGATGCTCAAGAGGAATACACAAAGATGGCAAGCTCGGTATCGGGCTTGAGCGATTTGATTGATGACTTTGGGCTAGCCTTAGCCAGTGTCACTGGGATCCCATACACCCTGTTGATGGGGAAAGGCGTTGCGGGTCTTAACGCCACGGGTGATAGTGACATTCGGCTTTTCTACGACAAAATTAAAAGCGAACAGCAAGACAGGCTAAGACCCTTGCTTGAGCGCTTAATTCGCTTAATCATGCTTAGCAAAAATGGCCCATTCAAAGGCGTTGAGCTTGAAAACTGGAATATCGTTTTTAATCCTTTATGGCAAATGACCGACACTGAAACTGCAGCTTATCGTTATCAAGTTGCACAGACAGATCAAATATATATCCAAAACGGCGTAGTCGATCCGGCTGAGGTAGCTGCATCTCGCTGGGGTGGCGATACATACTCAGGCGAAATGGTTATCGAATTCAAAGGCCGAGACGTGCCAGACATGAGCGCCGAAGAAACCAAAGATTTGCAAATATCATCGAAACAATCATCAACCGGAATACTAACCACGGGCGCGGGAACCTCTAACCCACTAGAGTCTGAAAAGAAAAACCCTGTAACTAGTGCCGGTGACTAATTGAGCAAAGAACACAAACTCAATCAGATTAGAAAAAGGCGTGCAGAGTTCAAGCCAGCGAATAAACGCAGGCCGAGAAAACCTAAACACCCTTTTGCTATTGAGCGCGAATATCGTCGGATGCTTTTAGCTTACGTCGATGTTTATATTGATATAGTGAAAAACGTATTAGTTGATAAACTCCCTGCACTAGCAAGCGAAGCTAGGTTTTTAAGACCTGATAGCATC